CTGGAGAGCCGCTTCTTGCTTCAGGAATCGCACTAACTGAAGTATTCACAAAAGTCTTTCTTTTTTGGGGTCACGAAAGAGTCTGGAACCGTGTAAAGTGGGGTAGAGAATAAACTCGCATAGTCTCCTTTTATAAATAGAGAAAAAGAGGAGACTATGCATGTCACTACACAAACCAGCAACAAGAGAAGAATTTAAACAGTTTTGCTTACGCAGACTTGGCGCTCCTTTACTTGAAATAAATGTGGCAGATGAACAAGTCGAAGACTGCATCGAAATAGCACTTCAGACATACTATGATTATCATTTTGACGGTACAGAAAAGACATTTTTAGCGCATCAAGTTACCGCAGAAGATCAAGCAAATAAGTACTTTTTGATTCCAGAAGAAGTAATTGCCATCGTCAATATCTTTGACATCGGCACAAGTTACGGAACAAACAATCTATTCAATCTAAGATATCAGATCGCATTGAACGATCTATACGCTTTCAACTCAACACCCTTTGCACCATACTACATGGCATTTCAGAATGTAGCACTTGCACAAGAACTCTTCGTAGGAAAACAAGCACTCAGATACAATCGACATGTCAATAAACTGTACATTGATATGGCATGGTTTGAGAAAGTTTCTGTCGGTGAGTACATTGTTGTTGAAGGCTACAAGATTGTAGACCCAGAAGAATATCCAGATGTATGGAATGATCGCTGGCTACAGAGATATTCTACTGCACTTATTAAGAGACAATGGGGTACCAATCTCAAGAAGTTTGAGGGGATGTCAATGCCTGGTGGTGTGACATTTAACGGACAGACAATTTGGACAGAAGCACAAGAAGAAATCGACAAACTAGACGAGGATGTAATTACTTCATATTCGTTACCAGTCTCAGACATGGTGGGCTAAATGGCTCGTAATCGATACTTCAATCAGTACACTCCGATTGCATCGGAACAAACTCTTATCGAAGATTTAATCATAGAGTCCATAAAGATTTATGGTATTGATGCATATTATCTTCCAAGAACGCATGTTAATTTAGATAGACTTTATGGAGAAGATGCATCAATGTATTTTGATGATGCCATCTCATTAGAACTCTTTGTGAAGAGTTTTGATGGTTTCATGGGTCAAGAAGACTTCATATCAAAATTTGGTCTACAGATTGATGAATCGATAAACTTTTCAATGGCACAAAAGAGATTCAGTCAAATGGTCAAACCATGTCTATTGACTGAATACTCTTACAATCTTTTGTTAGAAGACGGAGATGAACTACTTTGGTCTGACGAAAGACTCTCTGATACTGATGGTAGAGAACTTGTAAACTATGACTACTCTGGAATTACAAGACCGAGAGAAGGCGATCTAATTTGGATTCCAATGATGGGATTTATGTATGAGATAAAGTTTGTCGAGAACACAGAGAACTTCTATCAACTTGGCAAACTATATACCTACGAACTTCGTTGTGAACGATTCGAATACAGTAGTGAGAAGATCGATACAGACTTTGCACCAATTGATGCAATTGAAGACACATACAGTCTTGCTACAGATACATTCGATGAAATTTTACTTGAAGACGGATTCAAACTTCTATACGAAGATGAAGGAACAATCATCGAAGAGGGCGATGTTATATTGCAGAAAGATCCAAAATCAGACAATGACTTCATCGATAAGAAGATTATTGATGATGACATTATCGACTTCTCTGAACGAAACCCATTCGCAGATTCTAGGATATACTAATCATGATGTTCGGACACGACTTTTATCACGGAACAATCAGACGCTACATTATAATGTTTGGTAATCTCTTCAATGAGATTCAAGTAGATCGTTTTGATTCTACAGGAACAAAGATTCAATCAGTCAATGTTCCCATTGCATATGGACCAAAGCAGAAGTTTATTGAGAGATATTTTGGAGATCCAAATCTATCAAAGGCTATCGCTACGACATTACCTAGACTTGGGTTTGAATTTACTTCTATGTCGTATGCGCCACAAAGAAAATTGAATACTGGACACAGATACACGAAATCAACTATACAGACTGGCAATTCGTTTGATTCTACATACGCTCCAGTCCCATATGATTTAAACTTCTCTCTACACGCATTAGTCAAGAACGCAGAAGATGGTACACAGATCATAGAACAAATTGTTCCATTCTTTACACCAGACTGGGTAGTAACAGTCAAAGTATTGCCACAGTTAGGAATAAATCTAGACATACCTATTGAGTTGGCAAGTGTTACTTCTACAGATGAATACGAAGGTGACTTTGAATCACGTAGAATTCAGACTTGGCAATTAGATTTTAT